AGTAATACTGGAACAAATTCACAAATAATCAAATAATAAATATGGCAGAGTCTGGCATTAAAAGTTATTTCCCGAGTCAAACAGTTAGCGACGCTGAAAAGCAAAGCGAAGAGTATGGTCTAAAAGTAGGTAAAGCTATAGAGCAAGAGTGGTTCAACAACGAAAGAAATTATAATAGATACAAAGCTAATGAAAATGATTTTCACAATCTAAGGTTATATGCTAGAGGTGAGCAATCAATACAAAAATATAAGGACGAGTTATCTATAAATGGTGATTTGTCGTATCTTAATTTAGACTGGAAACCAGTTCCAATTATCTCTAAGTTTGTAGATATCGTAGTAAACGGTATTGCAGAGAGAACTTACGACATAAAAGCTTACTCGCAAGATCCTTTTGGTGTAGCTAAAAGAACTGAGTATATGAAAGGTATACTTACAGACATGGAGACAAAGTCTTTCGACAATCAAGCTATGGCTTTTGGTATTGATTCCAGAAGTAGTGATATGCAGCAAAAAGACCTACCAGAAAATAAAGATGAACTAGCAATACACATGCAGTTAAGCTACAAACAGTCTATAGAAATAGCTGAGGAGCAAGCTCTAAACACTTTGTTAGAAGGTAACAACTACGAGCTTGTCAAAAAAAGATTTTATTATGATTTAACCGTGTTGGGTATAGGAGCTACTAAAACATCATTTAATACATCGGAGGGAGTGAAAGTAGATTATGTTGATCCAGCTAATCTAGTTTACTCTTATAGTGAATCGCCATACTTCGAAGATATTTACTATGTTGGAGAGGTTAAAACTATACCTATTAACGAGCTAGTAAAACAATTTCCACATTTAACAGAGAGTGATCTTGAGGATATAATGAAAAACAGATCTTATCATAAGTCAAATTACAACTCAAGGCGTAATGTAGATAGATTAGACAATAATAGCATTCAAGTTTTATATTTTAACTATAAGACTTACATGAATGAAGTTTACAAAGTAAAACAAACTGCTACTGGTGCGGACAAAATAATAAACAAAAACGATTCGTTTAATCCACCGCAAGATATGGAGGGTGGTTTTAGTAAGATGCTTAGATCCGTAGAGTGTCTATATGAGGGAGCAATGGTTCTTGGTACGGACAGGGTGTTAAAATGGGGTATGGCTAAAAACATGATGAGACCAAAGAGTGATTTTACTAAAGTTAAGATGAACTACTCTATAGTTGCGCCTAGAATGTATGACGGGAGAATAGATTCGTTAGTAAAACGTATAACAGGTTTCGCTGATATGATTCAGTTAACACACCTAAAGCTTCAGCAGGTGATGTCAAGAATGGTGCCAGATGGCGTTTACTTAGATGCTGATGGTTTGGCTGAGGTTGATTTAGGTAACGGAACAAATTACAACCCGCAAGAAGCCTTAAACATGTTCTTTCAAACTGGATCCGTAATAGGAAGAAGCTTTACGTCAGAAGGTGATATGAACCCAGGTAAAGTACCTATCCAAGAGTTACAGTCTGGATCTGGTGGTAATAAAATGCAAGCCCTTATAGGTAATTACAATTATTATCTACAGATGATAAGAGATGTTACCGGTCTTAATGAGGCTAGAGATGGTAGCACTCCTGATAAAAACGCTTTAGTTGGTATTCAAAAGATAGCCGCAGCTAACTCAAACACAGCAACAAGACATATATTGCAAGCGGGTTTATTTTTAACAGCAGAAACAGCAGAAGCTTTGTCTTTAAGAATATCTGATATTATAGAGTACTCGCCAACTAAAGATGCTTTTATACAGGCTATTGGCGCGTCAAACGTAGCTACTTTAGAAGAAATGTCTAGTTTACATCTTTATGATTTTGGTATTTTTATAGAATTACAACCTGATGAAGAAGAAAAAGCTAAACTAGAAAACAATATACAAATGGCACTTCAACAGGGTAACATAGAGCTAGAGGACGCTATAGACATAAGAGATGTTAGAAACTCTAAGCTAGCCAATCAACTTTTAAAAATAAGAAGAAAGAAAAAGTTACAGATAGACCAAGAAACACAAAAGCAAAATATGGAGCAGCAGTCTCAATTAAACGAGCAAGCTGCGCAATCAGCCGCTCAATCTGAAATGCAGAAAAACCAAGCTTTATCGCAAACAGCCATGCAGTTAGAGCAAATGAAATCTCAACTTAAAATGCAAGAACAACAAGCTGAGGTAGAACTTAAAAAACAATTAATGGAACTGGAGTTTAACTACAGTATGAAATTAAGGGAAGCTGAAAATAACACTCTTTCAAATAGAGACTCTATGAGGGAAGATAGAAAAGATAAAAGAACAAAAATACAAGCAACTCAACAATCAGAGTTGATCGATCAAAGAAATAACTCAGGAACGCCTAAAAACTTTGAATCTTCAGGTAATGATATATTAGGTGGAGATTTTAATTTAGACTCGTTTAATCCTAGTTAGAATTATTAATTATTATTATATTATATTATGAAAGAAAAAAATGAGAACGTAGTCGAAGAGACTACAAAGATTAACCAACAAGATCCAGGTGATGAAAACGTGGTGAAGGTTGGTAAAACTAAAAAACCAAACGTTAATGAAGATGGCGATTACGTCGTTGATTTAAGCAAACCAGTGGAAAATGAAACTAAAGAAGATAACGCTAACGACAGCAGAGTGGTTGCAGAGTCTAAAGATGCCGATGCCACACAAGAACAAGAAGAAGTACAACCGGAAGCAGAAACACAAGAAGCTCCAGTATTAGAAGAAATCACTCAGGAAGAAGTTGAGCAGGTTGAAGAGCAGGTTGAAGAAGCTATAGCAGAAGCTGAGGCCACTGGAAAACCACTACCAGAAAATATCCAAAAGTTAATAGACTTTATGGAGGATACTGGCGGTGATTTAAATGACTATGTAAAGCTCAACCAAGATTACAGCAAACTAGATAATGACGGCTTGCTTTACGAGTACTACAAACAAACAAAACCACACTTGAATAGTGAGGAAATAAGCTTTCTTATCGAAGACCAATTTTCGTACGACGAAGATGAAGATACTGATAGGGATATAAAAAGAAAAAAATTAGCGTTAAAAGAGCAAGTTGCGAACGCTAAAAACCACTTAGACGGGTTAAAGTCTAAATACTATGACGAGATCAAAGCTGGAAGCAAACTCACTGACGAGCAGCAAAAAGCAGTTGATTTCTTTAATAGATACAACAAGGAGTCAGAAGCAACTCAAAAAACAGTTAAAACAAACTCTGATGTTTTTACTCAGAAAACGAACAATGTTTTCAACGACAAATTCAAAGGTTTTGAATATAACGTCGGTGATAAAAAATACAGGTTTAATGTAAATAATGCTGAAGAGGTTAAAACAACACAAAGCGATATAAATAATTTTACTAAAAAGTTTTTAGATAAAAATAATACACTATCAGATGCTAAGGGTTATCATAAATCTCTATATACAGCAATGAATGCAGATGCTGTTGCAAAACACTTTTACGAACAAGGAAAGGCTGATGCTATGAAAAATAGTATTGCTAAAGCCAAAAACGTTGATATGAATCCAAGACAAGCTCATGGTACTATTGATATTGGAGGTACGAAAGTAAAAGTGCTAGGTGATAATTCTTCTGATTTTAAGTTTAAAATTAAAAATAAATAATAAATTTAAAAATTAAAAAAAATGGCAATTAATGCAGGAGGTAGCTTAAACAGTGTACCTGCTTCACAGAAGCAAACACTAGCTACAAATTACTTAGACCTTTCATCAGCTGACAACGCTGGATGGGGTCAACAATATTTACCAGACCTAATGGAGAAAGAAGCTGAAGTTTTCGGACCGAGAACTATTTCAGGTTTTTTATCACAAGTTGGGGCTGAAGAGGCTATGACAGCTGATCAAGTTGTATGGTCTGAACAATCAAGATTACACTTATCTTACAAAGGTTACATGTCAGCATCTGACGTATTCACAGTAGTATGTGATATTGATGAAAATGTAGCTGGAGATGGATTTGTTGTAAATGATCATGGTGTTAGGGTTAATGATACAGTTATCATTGCTAATGCTAATGGAGTTGCAAAAGGTCTTGTTACTACAATTACTAATGCTGCTATTACAGTTAAAACTTATGGTGGTGCTACTATAGCTGCTTTAGGATCTGCTGGTGACAAAACTTCAACGTTACTAGTTTATGGTTCTGAATATGGAAAAGCTACTGGTTACTATACTAACGCCGCTGGATCTACGGTTGAAAATTCTCATAAAGCTAACGAGCCTACTTTCAAAACTTTCACTAACAAGCCTATTATCATGAAGGATTACTATGAGATCTCTGGATCTGATGCTTCAAGAATTGGTTGGGTTGAAGTTTCTACTGAAGCTGGTCAAGGTGGTTACTTATGGTACTTAAAAGCTGAATCTGATACTAGATCTCGTTTTAACGATTACGTTGAGATGTCTATGTTAGAGTCTGTTATAGGTTTAGATACTACTGCTGGTCAATTTACTGGTGCTGCTAATGATGTTGATGCTCACATTAGAAGTAATGGCGATAGAGTTGGTACTGAAGGTTTGTTTGCTGCTATTGAAGCTAGAGGTAATGTTACTACTGGTGTTACTGGTGTTAACGCTGCAACTGATTTAGCTGAATTTGACGCTATCTTAGCTGAGTTTGATAAGCAAGGTGCTATTGAAGAATACATGATGTTTGTTGACAGATCTACTAGCTTAGCTATGGACGATATGTTAGCTTCTATGAATTCCTACGGAGCTGGTGGTACTTCTTACGGAGTATTTAACAACTCTGAAGATATGGCGTTAAACTTAGGTTTCACTGGTTTCAGAAGAGGTTCTTATGACTTCTACAAGTCTGACATGAGATACTTAAATGACAAAGCTACAAGAGGTGGTATTAACGCTGCTGCTGGTACAGGTGCTATTAGAGGTATGTTAGTTCCTGCTGGTACTTCTTCAGTTTATGATCAAACTGTTGGCGCTAGCATGAAACGTCCTTTCTTACACGTACGTTACAGAGCTTCTCAAACTGATGATAGAAGAATGAAGACTTGGACTACTGGTTCAGTTGGAGCTTCTACATCTGCTTTAGATGCAATGCAGATTCATATGTTAACTGAAAGATGTTTAATTACACAAGGTGCTAACAATTTCATGTTAATGAAATAAGCATTATTTATATTAAAGAACCGGGGCTTCGGCCTCGGTCCTTTTATTTTATTAATTTATATTATATTATATTATGGCTAAAAAAGCAAAAAAAACAGAAAACGTTACCCACGTTGAAGAAACAGAGGTAAACGTTACACCGGTTATGGAAACTCCAAAACCAAAAGCAAAAGCTCAACCTTCTAAACCAAAATGGGAAGTTAAAGATAGAGTTTATAATTTAAAATCAATGAGACCTTTATCGTTTATGCTTAGAAGCTCTGGTATTTATTGGTTTGATGAGGAAAAAGGCTACGAAAGAGAGCTTAAGTATTGTCAAAACCAAAAAACCCCGTTTGTTGACGAAATGAAAGGAGATCAAAGGCTAGAGCACATTATATTTAGAAATGGTAGTTTGTTTGTGGAAAAAGAAAAAACAGTTCTGCAAAAACTATTATCACTATATCACCCTCATAAAGAAAATGTTTATACCGAATATAAGCCCATTGAAGAAGCTGCTAATGAAATACAAGACTTAGAACTAGAAGCTGATGCAATAATCGCTGCTAGAGAAATAGATATTGACATGGCAGAGGCTATTATGAGAGTAGAGAAAGGCTCTGAAGTTGATAAGATGAGCTCTAAGGAACTTAAAAGAGATTTGTTACTATTCGCTAGAAACAATCCTGTTTTGTTCTTAGATCTTTTAGAAGACGATAATGTTGTACTTAGAAACTTTGGTATTAAAGCTACTGAAATTGGAATATTAAAACTATCCAGCGATCAAAGAACATTTATGTGGGGGTCGAATGATAGAAAATTGTTAAACGTTCCTTTTGATGAGCACCCGTACTCAGCTTTAGCCGCTTGGTTTAAAACTGATGAAGGTATGGAGATTTACTCTAATATAGAAAAACAATTAAAATAATCAAACTGTAGATGCGATCGCTCTACGGGGCGATTGCAAACTACAAATTAAATTATATGGAAAACAAAAAATCTAAAGGACTAGGTGATACTGTGGCTAAAATAACAAAAGCAACTGGAATCAAAAAGGTTGTAGAGAAAGTTAGCAAAACAGTGGGTAAAGATTGTGGCTGTGCTAAACGACAAGAAACTTTAAATAGATTGTTTCCTTATAATAACTAAAAAAAAATTATGATTAGCATAGATACTGTATACCAAAAAGTATTGGCATTTGCCAACAAAGAACAAAGAGGTTATATAACGCCTCAAGAATTTAATCTCTTTGCTGATCAAGCACAAAAAGAAATATTTGAACAGTATTTTTATGATTTGAATCAATCTAAAAGAACCAATGGAAACGCAAGTGAGTATGGTGACGTTGTGGATATTTTAAACGAAAAAATATCTGTTTTTGAATCAACAGGAACTGGAACTGGTTTAGCTAACAACTTATATAGACTTGGAACTGTTGTTGTTGATAACAAGGAGGTTGAAGAGGTTCAACAAAAAGAACTTTTGTACATAAACCAATCAACTTTAGCCGCGCCAACAGTAAGTAGAAGAATATATGTAAGAAATTCAAATAACACTATAACTGTTTATCCTTCTGCTACAAATATAACATACAACTATATTGCGTCCCCATCAAAACCAAACTGGGGATATGTAGTTATAAACGGTAGAGCTATGTATGACTCTTCTAATAAAAACGATTTTGACCTACATCCAGCTGATGAAAATGAGTTAGTTTACAAAATACTTAAGTTTGCTGGCATATCTATGGGTAAAAACGATTTAGCACAAGCGAGTCAAGGTTTAGAGGCATCACAAATTCAACAAGAAAAACAATAATAAATGGGATTATTAGACAATACTTCACAAGCAAGTTACTATCAAGGTAGCGACTTTGGCAATTATCAATTTACTTCTTTAGAAAACATAATCAATCAATTTATGATTGCATACGTTGGGGAAAACAAAATAATACCTAAAACAAAAAGAACAGACGTAGCTTTCCATGCGCAGAGAGCTCTGCAAGAATTATCTTTTGATACTTTAAAATCTATAAAAGCTCAGGAAATAACTGTTCCAGCTACACTTCAAATGATACTACCACAAGACTATGTTAACTATACTAAGATTAGCTGGGTAGATTCCGCTGGTATAAAACACTTGTTGTACCCTACTTCAAAAACTTCAAACCCTTTAAATCCAAACCAAAACGCTGATGGTACATTTGATTTTGATCATAATGATGATAGCGATACTACAGACTCAGGTGAAGATGTTTTAGAGAATACAGAATCAACTACTTGGGCTAACTACAAATCACAAACGCCTTCTGAAAATAATCAAGATGACTATGAGGATCATACTTACTGGTCTATGAGTGGGAATAGATACGGATTAGACCCTCAGCATGCGCAGGCAAACGGATCCTTCTACATAGATGAGTTAAGTGGAAAAATACATTTTAGCTCTAATATTTCAGGAAAAACTGTGATCTTAGACTACATAAGCGATAGTCTTGGTACTGATGGTGAAATGCAGGTTCACAAGTTTGCTGAGGAAGCAATGTATAAGTGTAT